GTAGTCCTCTACAGTACGAGCCATTGGCTATTCTCCTTCTTCTTCTGCCTCTCCACCAATCCATGATAGGCCACAGAGGCGGCCACGAGCGGGCTAATATCCGCTCCTACATCAGAGCGCGTCCAATGCCACAGGTCGCTCATACCCTTTGAGCGTCGGCACGCCTTCACAGCCTCATCCAGCACCGGGTCCCCGAGGTGACGAATCTTCCCGGTAGCCACCGCCTCATAAAAAGCGCCACACGCCTGGTCAAAATCGTGACGTGTCATAGCCCACAGCTTATGACGCTGGCCCGGGTCGCCCCCGAGCACACGCCCAACCTGGCCACCGGCGGGGTAAGCCACCGTGACCGGGTTCCACGCATTTTGGAGCTCCGACACCCGCCCCGGCACCCAGCCGGTACCGCCCTCATGATTCACAATCTCGATGTGGACGGTACCATCATCACGCCACGACGCAGACGCGATAGAGGTGACATCCGCGAGCGGGGTGACATCCACGCCGAACACCAAATCAAGCCCGGCGGTAGAGTCTTCGTCGCGGCACTGCTCCCAGAAATCAGCGGGGATAGCAGACTCGCCACCAATCTTCGACCAAATACCCAGGCGCTCACGATTGAATTCCTCCGCGCCCATAGTGCGCCGCTCATCTGCGACCCATTCTGGTGAAATACGGCGACCCAGCGCCGGGTTTGCCATAGCCCACATAGCCGGGTCGGCAGGGTCAGCACCATCAGGTGCGCTCCACTCGTAAAATGCGAGGTCGCCAGGGTCTCCACTCATCGCACGGTCACGCACACGCGCCAGCACGTCACTATCCGGGAAGCCAGCCGATGACGTGTACCACACCTGCGGATTACCGGACATAGTCTTTGCCGACAGAGCCGGGCGCGCTGCTGCCTCGACCTCACCCGGCAGATTATAGGCCTCATCAAAAACCAGAAGGTCGAAAGTGTACCCGCGAATCGAATCCTTCGACCGCGCCTTGAAAACCATGCGCGTTTCCGGGCGGCCCGTGGCCTTATCCTCCGACACTGTGAAACTCATCTCACTATTGCCGGTCTTGATGCCGGACATTTTGCCGCGCGGGTCCCCCCGGTACCCCTCCATCAGCTCCACCAGATAATCACAGCCACGAATCAGCGACTCCATGCGCCGCTGATGCTCCGCTGCCGTGCCGAAAAGATGCGCGGTGTGGACAATGCTCTCGCCAAAAAGAAATAGACCCGCAAGCTCGCGCGCCTCCAGAACGGAACCTTTGCCATTCTGACGCGGCACTATCAAACCGACATTTTTCGCGGCCCATTTGCCCATGTCGTCAGTAGCGCACGCACCACGTAGAACATGCTCCTGCCATGGGTCCAGCATCAGACCAGCCAAGGCAGCAAGGTCCACAGCGTCATCACCGCGCGTGGTCACGTACAGGGGAGCAACATCAATTCGCGGGAGCTGAGACCCAGTAACAGCCTCGCCCACTATGCGCCACCTCCAGCGGCCGCGCGAGCCTCACGCGCCGCACGCACACGCGCCAGCTCGTCCACCAGCGACGGGCGCGCCTGAGCAGGCTGGCCATCCGCGAGCTTCGCCTTCTCCGTGACCACGCTCACCGCGGCAGAAATCAGGCCTGGC